AGTCATGTAGTCCATCTGTCGGATGAGAACTCCCCTGCTATCAGTGTTGAACTTGGTTCCGTTACCACAATCCTCACCGTCAGCGGATAGAGTGTCCCATGATATATTATACTTCTCAGCATTACTGTGATACATTGCTTTTATGTCTAATATACCTACGTTGTCGTAAACTCCCGGCTCGACGTCGAGAACGTCAGCACCGTCGTAGTTCACCTTGGCGAACTGCGGTCGTGTGGGAATCCTACGGTCGAAGCCGGGGTCTGTGAGGACGAGGTTGCTGAACATCTTGGTGATGAAGGGAGTGGAACGTATGTCGCACTGAACGAGGTGTTGCAGGGCGGTGAAGTAGTCAAGTGCATTTACAGCCTCATCAAGACGGGGCAGTAGCCTCACGTCCTGTCGGCAGTAGTGTATGTATAGGGCTTTGTCCGTGTCCCATGTGTCGTGGCCGTCAGGCAACTCCACCTTGGTTTCACCCACGACTTCCTCCCCAACGTCGCCTAACTTGTAAGAGGGTAGTTTTCCGTTCTTCAATTCCCACAGTTTTGATACTGCGAGCATCAGGTCTATGCAGTTGCGACCCACGATAGGTTGGTCCCAATCACCGAAGTCATATCTTACTTTGCGCAGCGGTGACATACCGTGTGCGGGAATGTCACAGGCTCTACATCTGTCAAAGAACTGCTTGATATCTGCACCCGTGACATACCATCCGGTTATGATGTCAGGGTCTTGTTTTTTCATATGGCTGATGAAGTGGGTAAGTAACCCTTTCTCATCCCCAAATCCGATAGCCGGTGTGTCATATGAATATTCACCATAGTTATTATAAGGCTTAGAGTTCCCATCACCGAGGTCAGGCTCAAGGAACCATACAAATTCTCTATCTGTGAAGTTGTCGTAAACTACTATTACCCTTATCTGACCTGTCTGTGGCGACCACTCAGCATCCAGATACCAAGTCCTGTGTTCGTAGTTAGGAATCTTATCGTTACCATCATTGATATAGTCTATGAGAACACGGTTGGTGTAAGCGATATTCGCTTCCCATGTGTCTCCGGCTCTTGATATCTGTGATACATCATAGGTGGAGGCGCAGACAATCTTAGTGAGAGATTCGCCGTATAGTCCGGTATAACCCGGCTCTTTACGCACACAATCTATCCATTCCGCGTCTTCGTCAAGCACAAAACAATAGGGCCAATAACCCTTGATGCTTTTCTGATAACGCGAGCCGTCCGGCTGCCTACCCCTAACAATGACATCCCTGCCTCGACCACGCTCAATTATCATCCTCGTCCCTCTTGGCTCTTGCTCCACGAGGACGGGTATCAATGTTGTGTTTGTTGAGCCACTTGTTTATGCTCATAGGAGTCAGACCACAATCAAGAGCGATTTCAGCCATAGTCCTTTCGTTTGTGACGTACTGCTCGTAAAGCCATTCATATTCCTGATAGACTTTACCCATATCTTTTCTGATGTGGACGGTAGCAACCGTGTCATCAAATACAATCTCGTGCGTTCCTATTTCTAACTCTTTTAAATTTACCTGCATAGTATCATGCCCCCAAGTTCGATGCTTGGAATATGAAATCACCGTCACCTAAGTCTATGAACATCTTGATGCCCTGACCCATACTGGTGAAGTCGAAGAAGGAGATGTCAACCTTGCTGTTGAGGTTCTTGAACACGTAGTCAAGACCTCCGTTGAAAGTTGCGTCGAACACCACAGGAAACTCTCCCTCGCTTATCTGTGTAGTAGTTTTACCCTTAAGTTCCGTACCTACATTGATGAATAGACCCTCATACTTACCGATGATGCGGAACTCATTGTGCTTCTGTCCGTTCATCTCATCGCACCTGAAAGCCTCATACAAGTCAGTGCTGTCTAACTCGGCAATCTTTACCATGTGTGGGTATTCCTTGCCATCTCCACCAACATACTTATCTATAGATAGTTTATCAGCGATAGAGTTAGACTTATCAGACCACGTAGCCATAGTGTCAGGTGTGTGTGGGAAAGCAAGAGCCTCCGAAGATGCTGTCAACGTAGTCTGTTTCCGACCGGACTTCAGTGTCACCTTACCTTCTTTTGGGGTAATACTAAGTGGGCTGCTGTGGTATTTCAATGCGCCCAACCATGTGTTTATGTCAGTAACGGGAATATCACCTTCACCTGTGCATGGTATAGATAGGCGGTTGAGGGACGACACTCCATCTTTTACGAGTGCCGTTCCAATCAACCTACCGTTCTCCACCTTAAGCAGCACAGAATGAACCTGCGCAAAACTTTTACCGTCAATGTTCTGCTTACGCTGCATGAGCGATAGCAACCATTGAAGGGAGTTGGTATCGAGAGTAATCATGCCAATCACTCAAGCATCCAAGGTAGTCCGAAGAACTCGACCTTACCTGCCTTTACAGACAGGATATCGTGTGTGGAGCCTACTTTCTCAATGTTCTTACCCTTCATTTCCTCGATAGTGCCGCGCACAACCCACTCTCCATCTCCGAGAGTGCGGTCGCCTTCGACACCAGCAGCGGGGTCAGCCTTCTTCATGTGGCGTGAGAGGAATACCTGCTGAGAGAACTTTCTCATGGTTCCCTTCTCCCACTCAGGGCGGAACCCTACGGTCATGAGAACCTTCTTTCCTGTGCCGTCGTCCATGTATTGGGACACTGGCTTGAGGTGGAAGGTGAAGTAGACCTTGGCTACATTGAGACTGTGAAGTCTGCTGAGAATGTTTCGATAGAGTCTGTTACGCTCTCTCCACTCTTTCTGATTGAAGGAGTCTCCTTCTTCGTCAATGATACCGCGAGATAGCAGCGAGGCACGCATAGCGTGTTCGCACCACTTCAGGAATGTAGAGCCACCATCGAAGATGACACCACCTACTGCGTCCGGGTTCTCCTTTACCTGCTCAGCAAGTATGTTGACATACCAAGATGTCTTGTCAAGAAGTGCCTTGTAGTCAACGTTGTTCTCATCATCGAAGATAGACTCATCCGTCTCGTCATGTAAAGGAAGAACTACTATGTTCTTCGCACCCGGATATACGTGGTCAACAGTGGCTTTTGCGCTGTTGTCAACGTCAAAGATGAATATCTGCTTACCAGCCTCAATCTCAGGAGCGAGCAATGATAGAGCAAGTCCTGTCTTGGCTGTGTTCTCATGACCTACAAACGCGCATCTGTGCGTGATTGTGTTGACCCTGTTCTGTGTGAACATCTGCCTGTAATAGTCAGCGTCGAACTTCGACGTAGGTTCCTCAGTGGCGGCTGTCTTCTGTGTTACATTGGTTGCTTGTGTTCCCCAACTCATATTATCACCTCATTTGACTACACATATAAACCTATTCAACAGGTGCGATTATCGCTGCGTCAGTCATGAGAATAAGTGCGGCCACGGAAACTGCGGCGTCAAGACTGTTGATGACAACGTTCACAGGGTCGATGACCCCATCCTCCCAAACATTGCCGATATCTCCCGATACCCCGTTCAAGTAAGAATCTTCTTGGTCTTCAAGCGCATTCAGGAACAAATCGCTACCTGCGTTTTCTTTTATCGTAGTAATAGGTCCAGCAAGTGCGGTTGAGAAGAGATTCAATACCTCGGAGTCAGTGTCCTTCGGATGCTTCTCGATATGGGAGGCAGCGCGATACAACTCAGACCCGCCACCACCTATTACACCATCAGACAGCGCGTGCTTGCACGCATTGACAGCATCATCGACACGCTCCTTGCGCTCTATCTGCTCGACTTCGGTGACACCGCCCACATAGATAGTCGATATGCCCGTGGTAAGACGGGTGATTCTGTTCTGATACGCTTCCTTGTCCCAATCATTGGTGCTTGAATCCCTCAACTCAGTGAGAGTGAAGACGGAATCCTCTATGTCACCATCACAGTCAACGAGAACGGTGTTCCTCTCGCCTATGAATGACCTTTTACAAGAGCCGAGAGTATCTTCTTTTATGGTTATTTTACTGAACTCGGAGTCCATCTTCGTGCCTGTGGCTGCTGCTATGTCCTCCAACCATGCCTGTTGCTCGTGTGGCATACCCGGAACCTGCACGATAGCACAGGAAACCTTGCCTTGTATGACGTTCACAAGTAGGTTCTGCAACACGGTGCTGTTGATAGAAGCACAGAAGATAATCAGTGGTCTGCTTTCTTTTATGCTAATCTCAAGTGCTGGCACGAGGTCGTTGAATGTGTTTATGTTTCTACCACACACGTATATGAGGGGGTTATCATACTCACACATATTTCTTGGTGCGTTTGACATTGCTCTATGCAGGTAGCCTGAGTAAATCTCAAACCCGTCAGCCGAGT